GCGACCCTCGACGGGGCGACGGCGGCCGAGGGCTCGATCGACGCGCCGAAGGCCGGCGCCGTGTCGGTATGTCTCTACTGCCTACACGTCGGGCTGTTCGAGGACGACGGCGCCGGCGGATTGCGCATTCGAGTCCCGACCGACGCCGAGGCTTTCGAGCTGGCGGCATCGCCCGACGTGTCGAAGGTCGTGGCGGCGATTCGGGCCCGGCTGTGAAAGCGTGCGAGGCGATCGCGGCCGAGGCGAACCCCGGCGGGCTCGTGGCGCACCTAATCGTCGAGGGCGACGTCGTCGACGTGGCGCCGCTGTCGGTCGTGCCCGATCACGCCGGCGCGCATGCGATACGACACGCCGGCACCGCGCTACGGGCGCAGGGCCGGGGCGTACCGCCCCAGGCGATCGAGGTTCGGATATTCGACGGCGATTCGGGGCAGCTCGTCGCGCGGATCGCGACGCCCTGAGCGATCCCCCGCGACGGTCGGGCCCGGGACGATTCCCCCGGCCCGATAACCCGTCCGTCGTGGGGCCCCGGGCCGGCATGGGGGCCCGGGTAGGGGGGCAAGGGGGGGGCGAGCTGGGGGGCCCGATGGGGGCCGGCCCCCGGCCCCCCTTCCCCCCCCGTACGCGTGTACGTGAATCGTGAATCGTGAATCGTGAACCGCACGCATAGGCGCGCACGCCCGGCGAAACATATGTCGGTCGTATGTCTCGGCCCGGCGGCGCCGGCCCCCTCTGTACCCGTAAGACGGCGGCGGCGCGTAGCGCCGACGCCGCGCCGCGATTTTCGCGAGCGCGACGAGCGCGCCGACGACGAGCGCGCCGGCCGGTTTCTTAAACGTGCGGCTCGGCCCTGCCCCCCCACCGAAAAATTCTCTCTCTTAGGCTGGGAAGTTTCAGAAAGGGCCCTAAACGCGAACGGGCGCGCTCGACTCGCGATAATCGCTAACAACAGTTAGCAAGTGATCGGCAAATCTGATGGGTCGCCCCCCCTCCCTGACACGAGCGATTAACCGGCGAATCGAGGCGGCGCGCAAGGCCGGCCGGCTCGGGCCCGAGCACGAGGCGCAAATCGCGCTGGCGCAACATCTGGCCCGCGTGCTCGTCGACGACGACACGCCGGCGAGCGCGCAGGCCGGCACCGCGCGCGAGCTGGCGACCCACCTGCGGGCCCTCGGGCTCGCCCCCGAGGCGTCGGCGCCGGGCGAGCTGGGCGCCATGCTGGCCGAGCTGCGCGGCGAATGATCGAGCCGGCCTACGCGCCGGCGGGCCCCGTCAAGCGATCGCACGGGCCCCGCGCTGCGCGCATTACCCGGGCCCTGTTCGGCGTCGACTGTCTGGACTGGCAACGGTTCACGCTCGACCACGCGCTCGCCCTCGACGAATACGAGCCCGGCCGCTGGCGGTTTCGTTACCGAACCGTCGTCGTCACGGTCGCACGACAGAACGGTAAATCGGTCCTACTGCGCGGCGCCACGTGCGATCGCATGGTGGGCATGGACGGCACGACGGCGGCCGTCATGTCGCAGGATCGGGCCGCGGCGAAAGAAATTATTTTCGAGCCGATCGCGGACGCGTTCGAGGACGACCGATGGTCGCTGATGCGCCCGAAGGTGCGACGGTCTAACGGGTTCGAGCGCGTGCTGCTCGGCGCCCTCGACTCGCGGCTCGTGCTGCTGTCGCCGACCGAGAAGGGCGCGCACGGCTATTCGCTCGACGTCGTCGTCGTCGATGAGGCGTGGTCGCTGTGGGACTTTCGCGTACCCCAGGCCGTGACGCCGACGCAGGTTGCGCGACCCGACCCGCAATTGTGGGTCGTGTCGACGGCCGGCACCGAGCAATCGCTATGGCTGCGCCAGCTCGTCGACAGTGGCCGGGCCGGCGCCGAAGGGCTCGCGTATTTCGAGTGGTCGGCCCCGCTGGGGCTCGAAGCTGACGACCCGGCCGCGTGGCGGGCGGCGAACCCATCGCTCGAACAGACCATCACGCTCGACGCGCTGGCCGACGCCCGGGCGAAGCTGCCCGAAAACGAATTCGAGCGGGCGCACCTAAACCGATGGACCGTGGCGGCCGAGGCCGTGATCCCGGCCGCGCTGTGGGCGACGTGTCACGCGCCCGACCTCGGCGAGCTGTCCGACGACGGCGTCGTGTTCGGGTTCGACGTCGCGCACGACCGGGGCAGCGCGGCGATCGCGGCCAGCTCGATTACGAAAGGCCGCGTCGCCGTCGAGCTGACCGACATACGACCCGGCACCGAATGGCTAATCCCGCGGCTGATCGAGCTGCGCGACCGCTGGTCGCCGGCCGCGATCGCGGCGAATAATGCGGGCCCGGCGCGCAACGTGATCGAGGCGGCGCCGGCGGCGGGGCTCGCCCTCGACGCGTACAACGCCGGCCAATACGTGACCGCGTGTCAGACGTTTTACGACCTGGTCGCCGAGGGCCGGCTCGCCCATCGCGGACAGGGACCGCTCGACCTCGCCGTCGCCGGCGCCGGCCGGCGGAACCTGTCGGGCTCGTGGGCGTTCGGCCGTTCGCCCCGGGGCGGCGACATTGCGCCGTTAGTCGCGGCGGCCCTGGCCGCGTACCGTTCGAGCCGGCCCCACCTGCTGCCCGTGATCGTCACCAGATAAACCACAGGGCTGTAAGTTTCCTGACCAGGGCATATGTCGAAGTTATCCACAGGTCGCTTGCTACAGTTCGCGCGCGTGGCACCTGTTCGCCTGCCCTCTTATGCGCTGTACGGCGTGGGCCGGGACCCGATCGTGTCGGCGATCGAGCCGAACCGGGGCCCCGAGGCCGGCGGCACGCCGATCGAGCTGCGCGGGTCGCGTTTCGAGCTGGCACAGCGCGTTTACATCGAGGCGCCTACCGCGGTCGAGGCGCCCGATTTCGTGCTCGTGTCGCCCGAGCTGATTACTTGCACGACACCGCCGGGCGTAGGGCCGGGGCGCGTGTTTCTGTTCGCGCCGTCCGCGTTCGTGGTCGGGCAGTTCTTTTACGACCCGCCCGGCGTCGAACCGCCGCGGCTCGACTCGATCACGCCGAACCACGGCCCGCGCTCGGGCGGCACGCCCGTCGAAATCAAGGGCAACCGGATCGGCGGCGCGTGGCGGGTCCGGTTTGGGTTCGCGAATCAAACGAACGTCGAGACAGTCGACGACTCGACGCTGCGCACCGTGTCGCCGACGGCGATCGGCGTTATCACGATCCCGCATTCGATATTTGTCGATTTCGACGACGAGCGCGATTTCCTCGGCGGGCTGCAATTCACCTATGAGGCCGACCCGTGAGACTGTTTCCGCGCATTCGCGCCGGCGCCGACGAGCGGCGGGCCCGGGCCCTCGGGCTCGGCGACATGTTCCCGGGCATGGTCGGCACGCTGCCGGCGTATGACCCGTCCGACCGCTGGCCCGTGTCGCGGGCCGATGCGGAAAGCGTGCCGGCGGTCGCGGCGGCGCTCGGGATAATCGCCGGGCGATCGTCGACCCTTCCGCTGCGCCGCTGGGATGCGCAGGGCCGGCCCCTCGATCCCGGTTCGTTCATCCGGCAACCCGAGCCCGACGAGAACCGCCCGCTGCAATGGACCCTGTTGCACACGGTTCGCGATATGTGCCTACTCGAACACGCGTACTGGCGCGTGCTGCTGCGCGACGCCCGAGGGTTTCCGCTGTCGGCGATTTACATACCGAACGAGGACGTCGCCCCGCGCACGACCTACGTGCCGGGCAGCGGAAACGTAACCGTCGAATGGCGCATCGGCGGCGAAACGTACCCGCTGCGCGACGTGATCCAGTTTTCGGGCCCGCTGGCGGGCGGCTGGTGTACGGCCGGCGCCCGCATCATTCGCACCGGGCTCGCCCTCGAACGGGCCGCCCGGCGCTACGCCGAGGAACCATTACCGCAAATCGTGCTGAAGAATTCAAGCGGCGTCGACCTTCCGCCTAAGAAAGTCGAGGAACTGCTCGACGCGTGGCGCAAGGGCCGGCAGGAACGCACGACGGCGTATCTGAATGCGGCGATCGACGCGACGCCGTTGGGCTACGCGCCGAAGGATATGCAGCTCGTCGAGGGCCGCCAGCAAGTCGTTATGGAGGTTTCGCGACTGTCGGGCATTCCCTCGGGCATTCTCGGCGCGGCGGCCGCCGGCACGTCGCTGACGTATCGCAACATCGAGGGCGAGCGTCACCAGGCTTACGAGGGCATGCTCGCCTATATCTCGGCGATCGAGTCCCGCCTGTCGATGGGCGACATAACGCCGCGAGGGCAAACCGTGCGGTTCGACCTGTCCGCGATCCTGCGCCCCGACATGGCGACCATCGTGTCGATGATCCGCGACCTAGTCCCGCTCGAAATCATGGAAACGCCCGAGGCCCGGGCGCTCGTCGGGCTACCGCCCGAGCCGATCCCCGGCGAAGTGCCGGCCGACCTGCCGACGCCCGGGTCGGCGCCCGTGTCGTGACGGTTCGCCTGCGCGTCGAGGCGACGTCGGCGGTCGCGGTCGACCGCCCGGCGCGCACGGTCGCCGGCATGGCGGTCCCGTGGGCCGTGCCCGCGCTCGTGCAAGGGGCTGACCTCCCGCTGATGTTCGTGCGCGGTTCGCTCGAAATCGACGAGCGGGCCCGCCTGCTGCTCGCGCACGACCCATCGGCCGCGGTCGGTCGCCCGCTGTGGTGGGGCGACGCGCCGAAGGGGCTGCGGGCCGGTTTCCAAATCTCACGGGCGCCGATAGGCGACGACGTGCTCGCCGATGCCGAGGACGGCATACGCGACGGGCTGTCGATCGGCGCAGACCTCTACGACGTGACCGAACAGTCGGGTTATCTGATCGTGCGGGCTGGGCTCGTGCGTGAAGTCTCGATCGTAGGAATGCCGGCGTTCGCATCGGCGCGGCTCGGCGAATGAAAGCGAAAGGAAAGCCCAACATGGCACCAAAGACACGCAAGCCGCGCGGCGTGCGCGGAAACGCGACCGGGGCATTCCGGCCGCCACAGATCACGAGCGACCCGCCCGAGCCCGGGCACCCGGCGAACGCGCCGGGCCCGGCCGACCCGGGCACACCGGGCGACCCACCCGCGCCGCCGGCGCCGCCGGCGCCGCCAGCCCCGCCCGCGCCGCCCCCTTCCGGCGTACCGGCGGACCCGGGCACACCGGGCGCCCCTGCCGCGCCGCCGGCCCCTCCCGTTCCCGGGACACCGGCGCAAGGCGGGGCCCCGGCGCCCGGCGCCGAACCCGGCGCGTCGAATGTCCATATCGCCGACGTGCTGGCCGCGCTCGGCGTGCAAATCCCGGGCAACATTCGGGCCCATGTGCGGCGCGAGCAATCGCCCTACGACCCGACGACCGAGGAAGGGCGGCACCGCTCGTTCTTTGGCGACGTGCGGGCCGCGGCGATCGGCGACCCCGAGGCGCGCACCCGTGTCGAGGCGTTCCGGCGTGACCTGAGCGACTACATACGGGCCGCGATGGACACCGGCGGCACGTCCGACGCGATCCCGCCGGCGTGGGGCGGGCGCTGGTATGTCGAGCAGATCGAGCAAATGCGCCCGCTGATTTCGGCATTCGATTCGGAAACGATCACGGACCCGCGAGAAATTCCGATCCCGGCATTCGACACGACCGACCCCGTGCAGATCGTGACCGAGCACGAGGAAGGCGAAGCCCCGAACCGTGGCGAAGTGAAGGTTAAGCAAATCGCCATGAAGCCGAAGGGCTACAGCGGCGAAACGCAGATCACGCGTGAACTGCTCGACTCGTCGCCCCAGCTCGTCGACCGCATGGTGTCCGAGGCCCTGATGGAGTCGTACGCGCAAGTGACCGAAGCGGCGTTCGTGCTGCTCGTCGACGCGGCGGCGGCCGCCGGGCCGGCCGGCGGGGCGACCGCGCTGACGCTCGAAGTCGCGATCCGCGGCGCGCTGGCGCGTTTCCCGTCGACACGATTTCGGCTCGGCGGCCGGGTCCTGCCCTCGGCGAATCATTACGGCGCCCTCGCGACGGCGCAGGCGCCCGACGGTCGGCCCCTTATGCCATATGTCGGATACGGGCCGACGAATGCGCCCGGCGTCGCCGGCGGGGCATATGCGCGAATGGAAATCGCCGGCGTCGAAACGCTCGCGTCATGGGCGAACCCGGCGAACAAAACCTATTTGCGCGCCGCCGCGGCTGACGCGATGACGTTCGAGTCGTCCCTGCTCGATTTCCGTTTCTACGAGAAGGACGGCCCGCACCTAATCGACTACGCCGTATTTGGATATTTCGGTGGCGTGGTGCGCCAGCCCCTCGGCGTAATCGCGATCACGTCGGCGGCAGCGCCGGCGGCGGCCGAGGCCGAGGCCGAGCCGGCCCGGGCGGGTAGCGGCGGGCGAGGCGCGGGCAAGTAGTGGCCGAAGGTCCCGTCACGATCGAGGAAGTGCGCCGCCGGCTCGGCGGCGGCGCCGCCCTCGACGACGAGGACCTGACCGACGCGCTCGAAACCGCGATCGCGCATATCCGCCCGCTACTGCGCGAGGACTACCGCGACGCCGACAAATGGCCCGACGACCTACACGACGGCGTCCTATTGGCCGCGGTGCTCACGTACCGCAACGCCGAAACGCCGACCGCGGCCAACCCCGAGCAGTACGGCGAGGAAGTGCTCGCGGTCCCGCCGATCACGTGGGACCCCCGCGTGCGGCACCGGCTCGCGCAGTATTTCGACGCCGGCGTATGGGTCGGCTGACGTCGTGGCCGGCTGGCTCACCGAACGGCGCGAGGCGCTGGCGGCCGCCCTCGCGGCGGGCGAGCCCGAGCTGTCGACGTCGTCGAGCGTCGAGGCGATCGGGGCCCTGCCGGCGCTCGTGTCGGGCCCGGGCGATAACTGGCTAGACGGGCGCTCGATCCCGACCGGGCCGGGCCGGCAATTCGTCCTGACGATGCGCTGTCGGCTCGTCGTGCGTTCGGTCGCCCCCGATAAGGGGCTCGACGACCTCGAAACGATCGTCGGCGCCGTGCTCGAACGCATACCGCGGGGCTGGCGGTTCGAGCGCATCGACACGCCCGAGCCCGTCAAGGTGGGCGAGCTGGCCGGCCTACGGGCTGACCTCTACACGTCGCGAGTGTTCGCGATCCAACAGGTACCGATAGGAGGAAACGCAAATGGCCGACAACGCGGTCGCACTACTGCCGGCGCAATTCAAAATGAAGCTGGGCACACTGGAGATAACGAAGCAACTGAGCGAAGCGACGTTGAAGTTTGACATTTCGACGACGACGGTTCGCACGCTGACCGAGGAAACGGACCTGGCGACGGGCGAGAAATGCACGCTCACGCTCGCCGGTTACCAGGACTGGACCGAGGGCGAGGACGCGTCGCTGTGCTGGGTGCTGTGGAACGGCTCGGGCAAAACGGCGACGTTCGAGCTAACGGGGGAGAACGAGGCCGGCGACACGGTCGTCGCGAGCGGATCGTTTCAGGCCCGGCGCCCGACGTTCGGCCCGACCGCCGACGACGCGGCCCGGTTCTCGATCGACATTCCGGTTATCGGAATCCCCGACCTCGAAATGGTCGACGACGACGCCGGCGGCGCCGTTAACGGCGCGCTGTAGGTGGCCGAGGGCGAAGTCGTCATTCTCGGCGGGCCCGAGCTGCGCCGAGCCCTGCGCCAGCTCGGCGCCGATATGCGCGACCTGACCAAAACGCACCGCGAGGCGGCCGACGTCGTGCGCGACGCGGCGGTTAGTGAGGCGCCCCGGCAATCGGGCCGGCTGGCCGCGAGCCTGCGCCCCACAGCGACGCGGACCCGGGCCCGGGTCGTGTCGTCGTTGCCCTACGCGCTGCCCATCCATTACGGCTGGCGCCGGCGCCATATCGCCCCGAACAAGTTTGGCGACCGGGCCCTCGCGAAATCACAGTCACGCGTCGAGAAGGTCTACCGGGCCGGCATCGACGCCCTATGCAGAAAGGCAGAACGCTAAATGTCAACTATCGACGTCGGCGCGCTGGCCGGGATCACAATTCGGGACCTCGGCGACCTCGAAACCGAAATCGGCAAACCGATCGGCTCACTGTTCGAGGCGCTGCAGGGCGGCGACCTGTCGGGGCTCGACGCCCGCACGCTGGCCGGGCTGATCTGGCTGCGCATGCGAAACGACGACCCCGACCTGACATACGACGCCGTGCTCGACCTCGACCTCGGGGCCCTCGCCCCGGCCCTTAACGATGGAAAAAAAGGTTCGCCGGCCCCGACTCGATAACGGGCATTCGGGTCCGGCTGGCCCGGGCGTGGGGCTGCTCGCCCGTGTCCCTGCGCGAGCTCGACCTCGGCGAGCTCGTGGCGATGGGCGACACGCTGGCGGCCGAGGCTAGGCGGCGCTAATGGCGACGACCCTGACAATTTCGGTTCTCGCCGACGTGGCGAAGGCGGCCGCCGGCATCGACCAAATCGACAAGCGGACCGCGTCGTTTACCGATGGACTGAAACGCGGGGCGGCGGCGATCGGTAGTTTCCTCGCCCTCGACAAAATCCAGTCGTGGGCGAACGAATGGCTCGGCGCCGCCCGGGACGCGAGCAAAGCGACGCGAACGGTCGGCATCGTGTTCGAGGAAGCGGCCGGCGATATCGAGAAATGGGCGAAGCAAAGCGCAAACGCAATTGGGCTCACGTCGACCGAAGCGAAAAACCTGGCAACCGGGATCGGCAACCAGCTACGCGGGTACGGGCTCGACACGAAACAGGCGGCCGACGCGACGACCGAGCTATCGGAACGGGCCGCCCATGTCGCCTACGTGCTGGGCAAAGACGTCGGGTCCGTGCTCGACACGGTCGGCGCCGCCCTGCGCGGCCGCACGGCCGGGATCAAAGAACTAGGCGTGAACCTGAGCGCGACCGAAATAAATGCCCGGCTCGCGGCGAAGGGGCTGGGCGAACTCGAAGGGCAAGAGGCGACCGCGGCGCAGGCGACCGAAGTGCTCGCAATGTTCATGGAACGCACCGCGCATATGGCCGGGGCGATCAAACCCGGCGGGCTCAAAGAACTGACCGCGACGACCGAGGAACTGAAAATCACGCTCGGCGAGGCCCTGCTACCCGTCGTAAACAAAATCATTCCGCCCCTGCTCGCGATTGCGAATTGGGCGAAGGAACACCCCGGGCTATTTCAGGCGGTTACGTTCGCCGTGCTGGGCATCGCTACGGCGTTCGGGATCGCGGCGGCCGCGGCGGCCGCCCTCGCCGTGGCGACCCTCCCGCTCGCCGGCACCTTCCTACTCGTGGCCGCCGCGGTCATCGCGCTAACGGCGCTAATCGTCATCATCGTGCGCAATTGGGAAACGCTCGTCGGCTGGCTGCGGTTCGCGTGGGAATGGCTAAACCGCGTCGTCGAGGCGTTCGGGCCGTTCGCGTTTCTGCTCGGGCCCCTCGGCATCGCCATATCGCTCGTGCAGAATTTCGGCACGGCATGGCGGGCCGTCGAAACCGCGATCCGCGCCGTTATCTCGGCCGTCGAATGGGTCATGTCGAAACTGTCGGGGCTCGGCGGCATTCTCTCGCGCATTCCCGGGATCGGCGGCCGGGCGATCGGGCCCGGCGCCGGCGAGGGCGCGGGGCTGTTCGGCGTCGACCAGGTCCCGGGATTCGGCGGCCCCGGGTTCGGCGTCGAAATAAACGTCGAAGTCGCCGGCAACGTGGGCGACCCTGTCGTATTGGGCCGGCGCATCGTCGAGGCGCTGAACGCGTACGTCGACGCCGTGGGCCGGCGAGAACTGGCGCTAGTCGTGACGGGGCGATGAAACCTCGGCTCACGATTCGTTCTAAGGGCCGCAACGGGGCCGGCCGGTATGAAGGGGCCCGCGAGCGAACAGGGAAAACGTGACGACGACAATTGAGCGGCCGCCGGCGTGGGCCGATTTCGCCGAGCTGGTCGTCGAGCTGGGGGCGAATGTGCTGTGGTCGGGCGCCGTGACGTTATGG